GGAATCTAATGGAGACCTATAGCAAAACAACCAGATTCATATTAACATGTAATTATGTTGAAAAGATTATAGATCCAATTCAATCTCGTTGTCAAACATTTGCAATAACTCCACCCAATAAAAAAGATGTAGCCCAGAGACTTGTTACGGTGTTAGATGAAAAACAGGTTCAATACGATATAAAAGATATTGCTGCTATTATCAATGCATCATATCCGGATATTCGGCGAGCAATAAATGCAGCACAGGCTTCAGTAGTAAATAATACATTGCAATTAGACAAAGCAAGTGCAATACAAGCAAATTACATGACTGAGATTCTGGAAATGCTCAAAACGGCAAAAGATAAAAAAGCAACATTCACTAAAATACGACAATGTATTGCAGATAGCAAAGTCAGAGACTTTACACCGCTATATACGTTCTTGTATGATAATTTAGATGAATTTGCAGTAGGTCATATAGCTCCTTGCATTTTGATTATCGCAGAAGCTCAATTTAAAGATGCCAGTGTGGTTGATAAAGAAATCAACATTATGGCAATGTTTGTTAACTTATTAAATGAAATATAAAAAATGGAAAATTTAAATTTAAACATCAAACCTTCGGACATGAAACCTATAGAATGTGAAAACTGTGGCGGATTGTATTTTCGACAAGTAATGGCTATTAACAAAGTATCAAAATTTTTAACTGGAGGAGCTAAAGATAGTATAGTACCAGTACCAACTTTCCGATGTGATGATTGCGGATCGATTCCAGAAGAGTTTCAGCCAGTTAAACTAAAAAGTGACAAGTAATGTCTGTTTCATATCACAAGAGCATTGTAACGGTTGTGTTTAAAACATCAAACAGAAGCAATGCTAACACAAAAATTAAAACGTATCGCAACAAATCAATTGACGACATATTATCAGCTAAAAAACTTGTGGGAATACCAGACAGTGCTATAATATTAGAAATGGGTATGGGAAAAGAATTAGAAACACAATACAGACAAAAATATAAACTGCAATGACAAAACCAAAAAAAGAAGCCACAATGTTTGATTTGATAAGCGGGGTTACAGACAAAAAGAAAACTTGGAACTCTTGGTCAGAAACAGATCAAAAAAAGTTTTCTTCATTCATAGTTAATCGTTGGCTATCAATGAGAATGGAGTTAACTGAAATTATCAATGAATTACAAACATATACAGTTGGCCAACTCTCTGCTCGAGATACCTATAAGTTATACTATGATTTATTACCTAATACAAAATCATTTAGCAAATATATTAAAGGTAAATCTGCAGATAAATATGATAAAAATTTAATCAGTCAAATTGCAGAACATTATCAGGTTAGCACGTCTGAAGCCATTGATTATATTGATTTACTAAGTAAAGACTCATGTGATAGGATTATATCATTATATGGATATTCAGAGGCAGAGCGAAAAAAAATGATGAAAGGATTAAAATGAAATCAAATCAAGATTCAAGAAATTTACGAGCTATTCCAAAAACAGATAGCATAGTAGATGGAATAATAGATCAACTAGTTACAAGACATCAATTAGGAAAGTCAAAATATGGCACGGATATGGATCGTACTGATTTAGATTTAAAAGATTGGTTGCAACATAGCATTGAAGAAAAGCTAGATGATATTCTATATATGCAAAAAATACTAAAAACTTTGGAAGATAGCAAATAATTTCTTATATTAAAAGAAAAATATGGCAAATCATGTTACTTCATTTATTACCGTAGAATTTTCTTCCGAAGAAGCTTTAAGAAAATACACATTCGATGTCATGCAATATGATGTGCATATGGGTATCAACAATAAACGATATGATGAAAAGTTGCATATGTTATGTGTGAATTATCTTGCACATCTTGTTGAAGGACCATTCGATGATTCGGCAACTGGATTTATCAATAACTTTGGATCAAAGTGGTTGTTTTTTGATGACGTAGATTTTGATCAAAATGAAATATACATACATATGCAGTCTGCATGGTCTCCCACAATTAAACTCTTTGAGCTCATGTTCAATGACATAAAGAAGCATGATGAATCTGCTACACTAACCGCTAGATGGGAAGATGAATCATTTTGTTTTGTTGGAGGAGCATATTTTTGCAAAGATGGATGTGATTGGGATGAATATGTGCCATCGTCAGATGAAATGAACATGTTTGAAAGTGATAATGATGATCACGATGAATTTTATGATACCATGATTAATCGTGTAGATGAAATTATAGACAGTTGCAAATCAAACTCACAACCTGCGGAATGAAACAAGGAAATTACATAAACCCAATATACAAACTATCAATACGAGATGCCGACTCGGTTCCTCGCAGAATATCATATTCACAATGGAGCATGTATGAGCGTTGTCCACTATCATGGAAGTTAGCATATATTGATGGATTGGCTCCATTTCAATCTTCTATAGAAACTGTGTTTGGGACTGCATTTCATGAAACCCTGCAACACTTCTTAACGGTTATGTATACCGAATCAGTAAAAAAAGCAGATGCAATCGATTTATCGGATTTATTAATGCAAAACATACGCACAGAATATGCACGGTGTATGCAAGATAACGAAGGAGAACATTTTTCTAATCCACTGCAACTTGCAGAGTATCATGAAGATGGCGTTGCTATATTGAATTGGTTTAAAAAGCGAAGAGGACAGTATTTTTCTAGCAAAGACTATGAACTAGTTGGCATCGAATTGGAGTTATGTACCCAAGCATCTGAAAAGAATTCATCTGTATATTGGTATGGGTTTATTGATCTAGTGCTTCGTCATGTTCCAACTAATAAAATAGAAATATACGATATTAAAACAAGTCGTAATGGATGGAACAAATATCAAAAATCAGATGCATTAAAATCTGCACAACTCGTAGCCTATAAAAAGTATTTTTCAGAACAATTTGGTGTCCCGGAGAAAAATATTGATATTGAATTTTTCATAGTTAAAAGAAAACTGCAAGAAGAATCAATGTTTCCTCAAAAACGCATACAACAACATAGACCTTCAGCAGGAACAGTTACACAGAAAAAAGTACAACGCAGAATAGATGAATTTGTTGAAACTTGTTTTGACGCTGAAGGCAACAAGAATGCCGATGCAAAGTATTTAGCAATTGCTGGTAAAGGTGCTAAAAATTGTAAGTGGTGTCCATTCAAAGAAGATTTTACAAATTGTCCTAAAGAAAATAGGATTCGTGAATAATATTATATAATATAGTAATATGTATACGCATAAACATCGTTACGTTTATTCTTTTTTCATGCAACATCATAAATCAAACGGTCCAGGCGTAGAGAAAGTTAAATATACCCTATGCACAAATCATGATGGAGCAAATAGCAGATACAATCGGAAACTGCTAGAAGATGCACTTCGACTTGCGTATGGGTATTATCCTAAAGGTGTAAAATATATTGGAGAAAAACATGACTAAGGTTGCTATAATCGGAAACACTAATTGGCAGAACCGTCGCAAAATACAAGAAACATTGCGAGGAATTAAACAACGATTTGATGAAGTAATGATTGTAGGCGCTGGTGGCCATGAAGGTGCTAATAGCATGGTTAGAAAGTATGCGTTAGAGTTCGGAATGAAGTACATGGAATACAATCCTTCATTTTCAGGTTATAATCTGTATTCTGCTATGCCTGAATCATATTATGGAAAGCAATATCATTTTTCACAACTACATCATCGCATGAAGCTTATTGCGGAGAATTGTGATTATATGATGATACTAAACAATGAATCAAAACTAGATCCGGTGTTAAAAACCGCATACAACAACATAAACAAACTAAAAAAGCCAGTAGTTATACTTGGTTGATATTTATAATAAAGTTACGAGGAAATAAATGCAGTTACCAAAATTACAACCTGTTGATATCAACAAACCCAAAAAGAAAAAGATTTTATTGCTAGGAGATGATTTTCGATTACCTAGCGGCATCGGAACAGTTAGTAGACAAATAGTTTTAAAAACAGTGCATCAATATGATTGGGTACAATTGGGAGCTGCATTGCAACATCCAGAACACGGTAAAGGTGTTGATATATCTCAACAAATACAACAAGAAACAGGTGTTGTGGATGCTAACGTGAAAATAGTTCCATGGACAGGGTATGGAGATCGAAACATATTGTTTACATTGTTAAACCAAGAACGACCTGATGTCATTCTGCATTTCACCGATCCAAGATATTGGACATGGTTATATGCATTGGAGCATGAAATAAAAACTACATATGGAACACCTATTGCATATTATTCTATATGGGATGACCTACCATATCCAATGTGGAATGCCCCTTTTTATGCTAGTTGCGATTTGATTATGGGTATCAGCAATCAGTCAGACAATATACACCGAGAAGTGCTTAAACAGAACGGATCCGCAGTATTTGATTATGATTCCGAAGAAACAGACAATGGGGGTATCATTACCGGATATGTACCACATGGTTTAGATCATGAAGTGTTTAAACCATTAGACAAAACGGCAGATGCAAGATACCTCAAAATGTATGATGATATCAAAACAAAAAACCAAGCAGAGT